ATTTATATATTTTTTTTATTAATATTAATATATATTAATATTAATAAAAAAATTTTTTATAAAAGTAAACGTTTTTAAAGATTACATAAACTTTTTAATAGCCTTTATAAAAACACTTACTTTTAGACAAATAAACTATTTTATTTTTCACTAAGACAGTTTAAATAAAAGTTTTTATAAATAAGAATATATGTAAATTACTTTAACTTATTTGTTTTAAAAAGACCTTTTTATTTTTAAGTAGTTTAAACTAGATTAAAATAATTTACATTGAATAATTTAAATAAAGGATAAAATATGGAAATATTAGAGTTAATATCAAGACAGTTTATGTTTATTATCGTGTGTATTTTTGCGATACTTCTTACTGTTGTAGCTATGTGTTTAGCACCGTTTATTTTTAGTGAAACAGTTAGAAATATTTTAAAAAGTACGGCTGATTTTATTGATTTCTTATTTTTAGATTTTTTAGGAAATAGTTAAAAATATTAATATAAAAAATATTAATATATATTAATATATAAAATATTAATAATTTTTTTTTTCATTTGACTTAAATCAGATAATAAAAAAGCACTCTAAAAAGAGTGCTTTTTATCTTTTTATTTATGTGATAACTAATTAAAGAGGCTCATGGTGCTCAAGAACAGTACCAGCGAAGTTGATACCGAATGAACGAGCATAAGTCTTAGCACGATCATTTGAGTTAGCATTTACTAAACCTGGGATAGCATCAAGTGCGTAACGAGAACGTGCGATAATTACTGGCTGACCAGACTTGTAATCCTGTACACGAGTGAATGTTAATGGTACATATGGCATATACATACCCATTGCATCACGTGAGTTTGCACCCTTATACAGAACAGTGCAGTAGTCATCCTTAGCATACTGATCAACTACAACGTTGAAGCGGTTCATAAACTTACCTGCAAGACCACCTGAAACAGGAACATTTACGTCAGTCTTTACTGGAGAAATGATGAAGCCTTCTAACTGCTCAAGCATAGTAGCAACCATTGGAGATACTAAGAGAGTGTTACCCTGACCACGCTTGGTCTCTAAACCGATACGCTGTGACTCAGCAGCAATTCTAATAGCCTGTGCACGATAACGTTCAATTTCCCAACGACCGAAGTTAGTGTCAACACGTGAACCACTTACGGTATCATAAGCAACTGGTGAATCAGGAAGCCATGTTGAATTAGTCTTAACGAAATCAACAACCTGACGGTCAAGTTCAGCCATAATCTCATACTGCATTAAGTTCATTAACTCATTATCAGCTGATAAACCGTGCTGTGCCTTTAAGTCCTGATACATTTCAACAGTATACTTGCCCTTTAAGTTTCTGGTCTGAGCTTCAACAGACTTACGTGAAATTGAGAAACCAATTTCAGTCATATCGTCAGCCATAGCTTCACCAAAGCCTGTCTTATAAGGACCTGTATAATTCTTGAGTACTTGATAGAATGAAGACTCGTTAGTATATACAGCGGTAATCTTTACACCGGTTGCTGAACCTAAATCAACAGTAGTATCCTTAGTTAAAGGATTGCCTGTACCAAGTGAAGCTAATACCTTATCTTCTTCTACATAAAGAACCTTACCACCATTTGAGCCGATAGCTGTTGTACCAACAACAAGAGTACCATCAGTAACAGCAGCTGCAATCTTATCTGCATCGTCATCAGAGAACTGATAAATTGCACCAGCTGGGTCAGTACGATCATCAACCTTTGATAAACCGGTACCTAAGTACTGATTTACTAATGCATACATATAGCCGGTAGGTGCTGACATAGGCTGAACACCTAAAAGATAATTAGCAATTAACTGTGGGAAAATACGACGAACCATTGGCAGAACAATTGGGGTAAACTGTGCAACGTCAGCAGTTAAAGTACCTTCATTAACCTGATTAACAGCGTCCTTATAAGTATTTTCAAATAACTTGCTAAGGGTTGACTTCTCTGATTCAGTTAAAGGTGCATACTTGTTTGACTCAAGTAATTTATCACCAAAGCTCTTATCAAATGAGCGAGATACACTTTCTAATAAAGTAGCCATTAAATAAACTCCTAAAAAAATTTTGTTATATATTTATATTTATAATTTTCGTTTATAAAAATTTTAAATATTTTTAAATATTTATAAAAAATTTTAAATATTTTTAAATATTTTTTTTTAAATACTGGATATTTTAAAATATCCAGTGTTTTAATATTATAAAATATTTATATTAGATGAAATTCTTCATACGAGAAAACATACTTGATTCAGAATTTACATCTTCAATTTTGACATTGTAGCCTGATTTAATTTCAGGTGTATTATCAGTTGTCTCATTCAGATCATTCTGAATAGATTTACGAAGTTCTGAACGTCTTTCTTCGTTTAATCGTGATGATCTAATATCAGACATTTTACGAAGAGTGTTTCTCATATTTGAATGTTCATTAACATTAGTGTCATTGTTTGAACGTTTGTGATCAAAATCATTCTTGCATGATTCACGCAGTTCTTTTAACTCTGATAAATATGCACTTGATTTTGTAAATTTAACATTATTAGCCATTGCTTCAAAACGGTTAGCTTCACGAGGAGTTAATCCTTCAGCAAGCTCACGAATAACGCCTAAACGAACTAAATTTTCATTTTGCTGTTCAAGGTCTTTAAGCTTTAAGTTAGCTTCTTTGAGCATATTCATTAACTTCATTTCGCGCATTGAATGTTCAGGTGTGTTTTCTTTACATTCGTCAATCATATTTGCGGTAACACCTGCCATTTTACATGCATTAGTTAAAGTATGTAAAATTGCTTTGTTTCGCATCTCTGACTCATTAATTTCAAAAGCCTTAGCGTTTTCAGAAATAAATTCATCAACTACAGAATCAGCAAACTTTTCAACAATATTTGCGATATTTTCTACTTTTTCGTTAAATAATTCAGCAGCTTCTTGAGCCATTTCATTCTTAAATTGCTCTGATTTGCACTCAAGCTCTTCAATCTTAGAATCATAAAGATCTTTAGCTTCTTGCATTACTTCTTCTTCAATCTTCTTTTTAAAGTTTTCAGACTGCTCTTCAAGCTCATTGATTTTATCTGCAATTTCAGAATCATAAAGCTCTTTAGCTTCCTGCATTACTTCTTCTTCAATCTTCTTTTTATAGTTTTCAGATTGTTCTTCAAGCTCTTCAATCTTAGAATCATAAAGCTCTTTAGCTTCCTGCATTACTTCTTCTTCAATCTTCTTTTTATAGTTTTCAGACTGCTCTTCAAGCTCATCAATCTTAGAATCATAAAGCTCTTTAGCATCCTGCATTGCTTCTTCTTCAATCTTCTTTTTATAGTTTTCAGATTGTTCTTCAAGCTCTTCAATCTTAGAATCATAAAGCTCTTTAGCATCAGATAAAACCTGATTTTTATACTCATCAGCTTCTGCCTGAATTTTGCCTTTGAATTCATTATTCTGCTCTTCAAGCTCATCAATCTTAGCTTCTAACTGTACTTTAAGTTTAGCGTCGGTTTTTTCCTCAACTAACTGATTAATACGGTTTTCAATTTCAGATTGAAGTTCTTCGGTCATAACATCTTTACCGAACTTTTCTTGTAACATTTCCATGTTTAAGACTCCATAAATCTTATATATTTATATTTATATTTATAATTTATCTAAAAAATTAAAAATAGTGTTTTTGATAATATTCTGTTTTTCCTGAATAGATAATTCTTTTCGTTCAACAATATTGCCGAATTCATTAATATCATATTCAACATCTTTAATAACGCCTTCAGTAAGCTGGTGTGATTCACAAACACCGTTCATTGTAGCGTTATAGTCACTAGGATTAGGAACTACATCGTAAGTAATAAGTTTAAATGATGTTACAATACCATTTTCAACATTACCTACACCTCTTGATGAAACTGAAATTTTAACACCGTTTTCAATAAGTGATTTTAACTGATTTGATTTTTCATTATTTAAAAGTACAGCTTCGCCCATTACATAATTGCCTTCAATCTGTAATTTTTCAATTTTAGCAACTGCCTGCATAGGATCAACTTCAGTTCTTGAAGGATGTTCATATTCCATTAAAGTATTTATAGTACCATTCTTAATTTCATTTTGGTAGTTTTGAACTTCTTGAACCCATAAATCTCTAGGATATACACGTCCATTTCTGTTTTTTTCGCCTATTGTGGTAAAAATTCCTTTAATTTTATATTTCTTTTCTTTCTGACCACTTTCATTTAGGCACTCTTCTACCTGAATGCCTAAATTTTTTGTATCAGAATCAAACATTAAGTTACTCATTCTAATACCTCTTTATATATATTATTCTTCATTGTCATACTTATCTAATCTGTTAGTACGATCAATTACAGTAGGCTTTGCTGCAAATACTTGATTTACCCAGTCGTCACCAAGTTTAGAAGGTTTAACAGGAAGCTCTTCATCTGATAAATCATCTTGTGGAACCTGATCCATATCATGAACAGCAACATAATCTACGTTTTCATAATCCTTGAACATTCCTAATGAGTCAGGATTACTGTTAAATTTATCTGAACCTTGATATTTCTCTGAAATTACACCAGTTGAAATTGATTCAGCTTCATTAAGTAAATCAGTTACACGATTGTTCAGGCTGTTAATCTCTTCAAATATTTCTGCCAGACGTCTGGTATTTTTAATCTTAGGATGATTTAAAAATGCTTCTTTAAGGTCTTTTTTAAAAACACCTTTAAACAGATTAGGGTCTGCATTTAATGATTTTAAAGTATTAATATCCATTTTGAATTCCTTTAAAAATATTTATATATTTATATTTATATTTATAAAAATTATTCTTAATTTTTAAAATAATTGCATTTTTTATTATTAGAGATATTTTCTAAACATCTATTATAATTTTTAACTGAATTATCAATAATTTTTTGGATTAGTACAGGATGCTTATCATAACTCTTCATTACTATATCAAATTTAGACAGCTTTTCATTTGCTTGAAGTAACTGCTCTTTTAAAACTTCTTTTTCCTGAATAACTTCATTTTTAATATTAGATATTTTTTCATAATTTAATTTATTATGTTCAATCGTTAATTCTAATGTTTTATTCTGAAATGTTAATTCGCCGATTTGGCTTTTTAAAGTTTTATTAGAAGAATATAAATAATATATAATTATAATAAATATTATAATTAACCCATATTTAATGTATTTAATATATGCTGTTACTGAACTCATTTTACCTGTCCATGTGTTCATCCGGTTCATAATATTCTTTATACTTATTTATAAGTAATTTTAGTTCCTGCACATAATTTATAATTTTTAAATTATTTTTATTTAGTTTGTTAAAATCTTGTTTTGACAAACAAAAATATTTATTATCGTTGTATGTAATAATTTGAAATGTGTAATCATCTAAAATCAGCGGTGCAGGATCGCTAAGATTCAGCTTTTGTTTTTCAATATAAACCGGAATTTCTTTTGTTTCAGTAAAAACAGAGCACCCGCTTAGTGCAAAAGCAAAAGCTAAAAAAATATATTTAAACTGCTTTAATATATTATTCATCATTTAATGCATCGTCTTTACAGATAGTAACAAGTAAATCGTCTGTTTGAAGAAGATATTGATTTATTTTTTCAAATGTACTAAATGGTTCTTCAGTTATAGATAATGAAATATTACCAGAAACACAGAATTCTTCCACTAAAGTATCAATTTTCTTAGCAGCTAAATCAACTTGGTTACGAATTAAATTAAGAATATCCGAAGACTTTTTTAAAACCTGAAATTCGCGTGAATTATAGATTTTTTTCATATCTATTTGTTTAACGATATCGTTAGCGTCACAAACATACTCATTTTGTGAGTTATCAACAACAGTAACTGACTCTGTAATAAAATTTTCATCTAATTTAATTTTTTTAAGAGCTGTAATCATTCCCATTTTGGTGTTACCATCTTTTGAGAAAATAATTTTATCTCCTAAATTTAACTGATTCATACGTATCTCCAATTTTCATCTAATAGATAAAAATTTGCAGATAAACTATCTGCAAATTAAAAATATTTTTACTTAACAATGTCAGTTACATCTATGTTAGAATTCTCAGTACTTTGAATTACAGGTTCTTCCAGAGATTTAACTTCTTTATCTTCTTTTACTTCTTTTTTAGTTTCTAATGCAGCCTTAGCCTTAGCACCTTTAGACACAGCTTTTGTTACTGGTTTAGGTTCTTTAACTTCTTTAACTTCTTTTACTTCTTTTTTAGCTTCT